GGCTGCCGGCGGAAGCGACGGTGATAATGGCGGAGCCGTGAACTATGACGATTTGATCTCCAAAGCGCAGGCGGAAGGAAATTGGGCGAACGCCGCATATTACCAACGTCTGAAAGCAATGAATGAGGCTGAAAGTCAGCCGTAATTTTAGGAGGACACTATGGCAGAAGGAACTGCAACCAGTTTTCGAACTTTGAATTACGACGGGCTGCTCTTCAATAAGGGCAACACCCGTACTCCGCTTTCTTCCATCATTGGGAGCAAAGCGAAAACCACAAACCATGTGGAATTTGTAACCGGGCAGGAATATGAAGGCGGCGGTGACGGATCTCAGCCTGAGATCAGTGAAGATGCTTCCCTGACCGCTCCGACTCCGACTTATGCGACCAGGGAGCAGAAAACCAACGTAACACAGATCTTCCAGGAATCCGTGAAGATCAGTTACGCGAAGATGTCTAACATGGGCACCCTTTCCGGTCTGAATGTGGCAAATCAGCAGGCTAACCCGATGTCCGAACTGGACTTTCAGGTCGGTGTCAAGTCTCAGAAGGTCAGCCGTGATATTGAATACACCTTTATCAACGGTGTCTATCAAAAGGCAGCCAATGATGCCCAGGCTAACAAAACTCGCGGTCTTGTCAATGCTATTGAGAGCAATGTCAAAGCGATGGAAGGAAAGGCGCTGGGTTTCTGGGATGTTGCTGATTTGATGAGAATCATGGATGACAACAATGCGCCGATTGATAGTTTGACCCTTTGGGCTGATTCAATCACCCTATATCAGATCAATGCAGACGCTGTCAATAACGGCCTCACGGTAATCCCGGCGGCTCGTGAAATCAACGGCATTAAGTTGTCCGCTTTGATCACGCCTATTGGCGGCATTGTTTATTTGTATCAGGGTCAATGCATTCCTACAGGAACCGCTTTCCTGCTGAATCTGAATGCACTTGCTCCGGTGATGCAGCCGGTTCCGGGGAAGGGCAACTTCTTCCTTGAACCGCTGGCCAAGACCGGAGCCGGCGAACAGTATCAGCTGTTTGGTCAGATCGGTCTGGATCACGGTCCTGAATGGTATCACGGAAAATTCACCGGTATCAGCACCGAATTTGTCGCTCCGACCTACAGCAAGTCTGTTTATGTCGCGGGTGGTACGATTCGGTCGGTTTCAGTGAAATCCGTGCTGGAATCCGCTACCCTGGATAAATCCACGGTTGAGGCATCCGACACCGCAAAGGTCGCTGTTTCCGGTGTAACGTATGACGTTGAACCGGGTGAAGCTCCGACACTTGCTTATCTGTGGCAGATTCGCGCAAAGACCGGAACTACCTGGACGGATTTGACCTCTTCTTATACCGGTTACAACACCAGTGAGCTGACGATCAAAGCCGCAGATGCTGAAAAGCATTATCGCTGCAAGGTGACCGCGTCCGGCTCCGCTACTGGTACGGTGTATTCTGACGAGTGCACGGTGCAGGCGGCGCAGGCCGGAAATTGATGAATAAAGAGAGGCAGTTATGACCGATGAGGAAAAGAAAACAATGATTGGGCTTATGTCCGACGAAACTGATCCGTCGGTCATAGCTGCTTATTTCAATTTAGCAAAACAGATCATCTTCGAAAAGGCGTTCCCTTACGGAAACTTTCCGGAAGAAATGCCCGCACAGTATGACGGGGTCCATGTGGAGATCGCGGTGTATCTGCTCAATAAGAGAGGCGCGGAGGGAGAGAGTGTGCATCTCGAAAACGGAGTCTCCCGTCACTGGGAAGACGGCTCCGTACCTCCCTCTCTGCTGAGACGGATCATACCTTTCGCAGGTGTGGTAGGAGGATCTAATGCGACTAATGAAACGGAACCTTAGAACCATCTACTACAGTCTGTACAGCGATCGATTGCCGATCCTGGACGATGAGGGGTATGAGACCGGGGAAACCGGCATCGGGTATGAGGACCCGGTGGAGCTGAAATGCAACGTTTCCCCGGCGTCCGGACGGACCACCAGTGAGATGTTCGGCTCTGATGAGAACTACGACAAAATCATCATCACGGACCAGATGGACTGCCCGATCAACGAAAACACAATGTTATTTGTGGACCGGATGCCGGAATGGTCCGAGGATGAACCGCCCGTGCTGCTGAACTCAGCGGATTACATGGTCAAACGGGTTGCCAGACCATTGAATCATATCATCTATGCGGTGAGCAGGGTGAAGGGCGGTGCCTCGTGAAGCCGAAAGTGATCAGCTGCACACTGGACCCGAAAAGCATCGACCAGGCCATCCGGGAACTGAATGACTGGAAAGTTAATTGGCTGGAAGACCGCTGTCATAAGCTACTGGTGGAACTGGCAAACAACGGAGCATTTTGGGCGCGGACTCATTTCGGGAATGCTGTATACGACGGTGACAGGACCGTGAAAGTGGATTTTGAGGAACGCGGTGACGATGCTTTTGCCGTGATCGCGATGGGAAAATCCGCAGTGTTCATCGAGTTTGGATCAGGAGTCCGCTACCCTGATGATCATCCGCTGGCTCATTCCATGGGAATGTTTCGCGGAGTTTACGGTTCCGGGAAAGGGAAGAATCCGAAAGGATGGACCTACTACGGTGAACCCGGCAGTCATGGGAAACGGCTGCGGGATGGGGTCTACAGGACTTACGGAAATCCGGCCAACCAGTGTATGTACCGCACGATGCAGGAGCTTCGTGAGAATTTCGAAAAGATCGCACGGAGGATCTTCCAATGATCGACTGTGAAAACGAAGTTTATACCAGGATCGCAACAGCACTGCGGGCAGCTCATCCGGGGATCGATGTCAGCGGAGTGCTGGAGAATGTCCCTGCTGCTTTTCCTCATGTGACCGTCGAGATGACGGATAACAAAGAGATTCGGAGCGCGGACGGACAGGAACGGGAAGAAGTGACTTTTACCGTAAATATTTTCTCGAATGCGGGAACCGGGAAGAAGACCGAAGCCAAGAAGATCGCCAAAACCGTTGATGAAGGTTTTCGGAAGATCAATGGGCGGCGGCTGATGCTGAGCCGGACACCTAATGAAGATGATCCAACGATTTACAGAATTACCGGACAGTTCCAATTTGTGACTGACGGAGTGAATTTTTACAGGAGTTGAAAATGGCTATTTCTACTTATAAAACTTTTTTGATGCACGGCACTGGAACCGGAACGATCACTTATGAAAAGCTGATCGACATCAAGGAATTCCCTGATCTCGGCGGTGAACCTGAAATGATCGACGTCACGACCCTGAGTGACAAGATCCAGCATTACATTATGGGCATCCAGTCAAATGAAGGGCTGAACTTCACTGCGAACTACACCAAAGCCGATTTCACAGCCCTTAAGGCTCTGGAAGGCAAGGATGAAAAGTACGCGGTCTGGTTTGGTGGAACCGAGTCCAACGGTGTCGTGACTCCGGATGGATCTGAAGGAAAATTCTCCTTTGACGGGCAGCTGTCCTGCTTTGTTGCCGGTGGCGGTGTGAACGCTGCTGTTGACATGAGCATCACGATTGCTCCGACCACAGACATCGATTTTGAATGATCAACCGGGACCGGGCAACCGGTCCCATAAAAAAGCAATTTTAAGAATTGAGGTTAGATATGGCGAAACAGATCACTTTTTCTTACGGTGGTAAGGATTACAAACTGGAATTCACACGGCGGACCGTTCAGGAGATGGAACGGGAAGGTTTCGAGGTGGACAACATCCAGACCAAGCCGATGACAGCCCTGCCGGCACTTTTTGCCGGTGCTTTCAAGGCCAATCATCGTTTTATGAAGCGAGAACTGGTGGATGAGATCTATGCGGCGATGCCGAACAAAGAAGGACTGATTCAGAAGCTGGCTGAGATGTATAACGAGCCGCTGCAGACCCTGCTGAGTGAACCGGATGAGGGATCTGAAAAAAAAGTGGAGAACTTCACAGCGAGCTGGTAACGGAAACAGAGGAGAGGTCCGAGCGGCCTCTCCTGACATACTCCGAACAGTTCGAAAAGGTTTGCGGGTGGTACCTTTCGATCGGAATGTCATACTCCGATTATTGGGACGGGGATCCCGTGATGGTGAAGTTTTACCGAGAGAAGTACCGGTGCGAGAGGGAACGGCGGAACACCGAGCTGTGGCTGCAGGGAGCCTACGTTTATGAAGCGATCCTGGATGCAATGCCAGCCTTCAATTTCTTCAGCAAAAAGCGAACACCGACACCTTATCGAGATGAGCCGATGCCTTTGAGCGGGAGAGAAAAGAAGAGCAGTGAGGAACGGAAGGCCGATAAGCAGATGAGCGCAGGCAAGAAATTTATGGAAACCTGGGCGGCTGCAGTAAACGCAAACCGAAAGAAAAAACAGGAGCAGACAAATGGCAGTTGAATTTGAACCTTTAGTTTTTGAGATCAAACAGGGAAGCAACGATGCCGCGAAAGGTGTCGATGCTCTGGTTCAGAGTCTTGGGAAGCTGAAAAGCGCAACCGGCAATTTGTCTGCTCTTTCCCAAACTGCATCATCCCTGAAAAAATTAAACAATGCTCTTAGTGGTTTTCGAGCTGAAACCCTGACAAAATTAGCTTCCGCTCTTGAAACTTTGAACCGAGTGCAGGATATCCGCATTCCTCCGTCTCTAAGCCGAAATATTGCCGCTGTGAGCGGCGCTTTGACGATCATCAAACCTGAACATGTGGACCTGCTCAATCGAATGAGTGACGCTATCGTGCGGTTAGGCCGTGTGCAGGATATCACGCTGCAACGATCTTTAGGTGATCGAATCCGAAGTATTGCGGAAGGCATCAATCATCTGAGTGATGAAGGGATTGCGCGATTTGAGCGGCTGGCGGCTGCATTGCAGCAGATTGGCCGTGTCGGGAATATTCATATTCCGAATGTGGATTCCGCATCGAGAGGCCCTCAAACATCTCCTCTACCAACTGTTCCCCGCGATTCAGGCGTAGCAGAGAGTACTGCAATGACCGAAGCACAGAACCGGATCAACGCAGCCAGGAGTGCTATTGCCTCGGCCCGGCAACAGGTGGAACAAATGCGAGCCAGTACGGCCGAAGCAGTGAGGCAGAGTGAAGCCTTCGCAAATGCTTTGCGAGGTATCATGCAAGCTGCCGAAATCGTGAGACCCGCAATCCATTTGATCGTGACAGTGGGGAAGGGAATCATCAATGTACTGAAAAAAGTAGCAGATGTAATCGGAACCGTGATCACCCAGGCGAAACGGCTGGCTGTTTCGGTCGGAAAGGTTTTACTGCATCCATTTATCAGTCTGGCGGACCAGATCAAAAAATCGATAGCGGGTGTACGGCAGTTTTTCAATTCCATTGCCCGAATCGCCATGTACCGAGTGATCAGAGGTGCTATCGCAGCTTTGACGCAGGGGCTGCAGGAAGGGATGGAGAATCTTTATCAATACAGCAAGATCGTCGGAACGGACTTCGCTGATGCGATGGATAGGATGGCTACCAATGCGCTTTATGTGAAAAACTCATTGGCGGCTATGGTATCTCCGATCATAGAGGCTTTGGTCCCGGCTATCGATTTTCTGACCGATAAATTCGTAGGGCTGTTGAATACAGTCAATGAATTCATTGCCAGCCTGTTGGGCAAGGAAACTTATACCGTAGCCAGACGGGTAGCGGTAGCCTGGCAGGAAGTTGGGGATGAGACTGAAGCGGCCAACAAAAAGCTGAAAAGTTATACGGTCGGGATCGATGAACTGAACATCATTGAGGAGACTGGTAGGGAATCTTCCAAGAGTGATGTTCCGGGATTGGACTATTCCGAGATGTTCCGGGAGCTGGCAACCGGTGAAAACTGGATCACTGAATTTGCGGAGCGGGTAAAACAGCTTTTCAACGAAGAAAAATGGGTAGAGCTTGGTGCGCTATTTGGCGAAAAGGTCAATGGACTGATCGACATGATCGACTGGGAAGGAGTCGGTGAGCGAATCGGTTATTGGCTGGATGCGGCTATTAAAGTGGCCTACGGTTTTTTGAAAGAAATCGATTTTATAAAGGCCGGAGAGAGTGTAGCGGAGCTGGTCAATAATTTTTTGGAAGCTGTGGATTGGGAATATCTCGGGCGGCTGCTGGTGGTGAGAATCACTTCCATGTGGGATTTTGTTATCGGTTTTCTGAAAGAGCTGGATTGGGGTGAAGTCGCTCACACTATTTTCACATTTTTCATCGGGGCTTTGAATGAGTTTTCCGAATGGCTGGATGAGATCGACTGGGTGAGCCTTGGGGAAACCTTATTGGAAAAGATCCAGGATTTCTTTGACGAATTCGACTGGAAAGAGATCATCCGGACGATTTCGGGGCTTTTAGGGAAGACCATGAAGGCCATGAAGGACCTGCTGACGCCTCTGTGGGAATCTTTCAAGGAATGGTGGAATGAGCATATCAAAAGTGAAAATTTTCTTGAGACTATGAAGAAGCTGGGTGAATACCTGGTGAAGTTTTTTGATGAATACATTCTCACTCCCTTCATGACCGCTTTTTTTGGTGAGGATGCACTCGAAGGTAAATCCGGTCTGGCTAAGTTACAAGAGATCGGTGAGAATATTTTGCAGGGAATCCTGCAGGGTATCAGTAATTGGATCACTGATAAATTACATGAATGGCTGCAAAGCATGCTTTTAGGCCCTTTTATATCCGGCTTGATGTGGGTATTTGGTATTCACAGCCCGGCTGAGACGATGGTACCTATCGGTGAAAACCTTGCTTTAGGCATCGTTGAAGGTCTGGGGAAGGGGTTAGACAGCATTTTACAATTTTTTGTTGATTTGCTTTATTACATCGAGTCGATTTTAGGCAGCGGTGTGGAATTGGTCGTGACGGCTATAGACGCGGCAAGCGGTGTGATTGATGCGGTTGGTCAGGCGGCTCAGAGCATCGTGAGCGCAGGGGCAACATTAGTCGTTACCGCTGTCGATGCGGCGAGCGGTATCATCACTGCGGTTGGTCAGGCGGCTCAGAGCATCGTGAGTGCAGGGGCAACATTAGTCGTTACCGCTGTCGATGCGGCGAGCGGTATCATCACTGCGGTCGGTCAGGCGGCTCAGAGCATCGTGAGCGCAGGGGCAACTTTGGTCGTTACCGCTGTCGATGCGGCGAGCGGTATCATCACTGCGGTTGGTCAGGCGGCTCAGAGCATCGTGAGTGCAGGGGCGACTTTGGTCGTTACCGCTGTCGATGCGGCGAGCGGTATCATTACTGCGGTCGGTCAGGCGGCTCAGAGCATCGTGAGCGCAGGGGCGACTTTGGTCGT